AAGTGATTAAGAGTCTTATTACTGACTCAGTCCCACGTAGTGTTAAATATGTACCTGCATTTTTAGAAAGACATAATGTTGTAGCAAGTACTGCAAACGTAACCTTCGATAGTGGAAATGAAAACATTATGACACAAGATGTCGTTGAGGTAGAAACAAGCGGTTTTGTAAATGAAAATGATTTGAGCATTAGTATTCCACCATTTGCGGCTTACTTTAAGTTTGTAATTGCAAAACAAAAGGATGGTGATATTGAATTTGTATCATTTGAAAATGCAGAAAGAGTTATCTTAACGTTTGGACAAGGTGATAATAAATTAACGTTTAATCACGTTTCTAATAAAGACATCGATATGGGTGAGGGTGAAGTTCTATTTAAGATTAATGAAGCTAATGCTAATAAAATTAGAGGCATGCAGAACACTAAGTTCTATATTAGTCTTGATAATGGCATTGATCAAACTTACATTACTTCTGGAAAATTCACACTAGCATAAGATGATCTTAAATAGCAGAAATAACTCATTTGACTTTAGATTTCCTAGGAAGTTTATTCCAGAAGAAGTTGCCGCTAAATATAAAAAGTATTTAGACAAGGTTCCAGGGTCTATGCTCGCTGAACCGATTGATTTTGTCAACTACTCAATTCAAGGTATTAATATTCCCGGGATTAGCTTTGATCCAGTTAGTCAAGCTGATAACGATGGATCTATTAGATACCACAGAGGAGCTCAGCCTATTCAAAATACAATTGAACGTCAGTTTACAGTGACTATGCAATTGCTAGATGGTTTTATTAACTATTGGATTATGATGGACACTCTATTGTATTATTATGCTAGATCGACTACTAGACCATATACGGATCCATTGACTTTGAGAATTCTAGATGCAGAAGGTGCTTCGGTTGCCTACATGGAATTTCAAAAACCAATTATGAACTCAATAAACGAACTCTCGCTTAACTTTGCAGAGAACGTCGCAGACTTTTCAACATTTGAAGTCACGTTCTACTATAATAAGTTAGACTTGAGAATAGAATTAGAATGATATATACCATTTGAAAACAATAAAATAAAAATAATAAAACTATGAAACACATAAAATTATTTGAACAATTTATCGGTTCACAGAAAGTAAACGAAGAATTTGTTACAATGACGGAGCCATTCCATGAATATGGATGGAGTGATGAGTATAACAACAAATATGCTCCTGTAATGAAAGCTCTTGGAGCTGGTGCTTTAGACGAATGTATATTTCTTGGTGAAGGTATGCCTGAATTCCTTGAAGATGAAAAATCAATTAAATCGTTCGAAATGGACGGACTTGAAGATGGTACCGATGACATTGAAACAGACCCACATGGTGACTGTGAGTTTGAATTATACAAACACAATGGTATGTTAATAGGTATGTTCTATGCGGACGGAGGTTTTAACGGAACGGTATGTCATAAAAAGGACGCTAAGAAGTGGGAAAAGTATTTCAAGCAAAATGACGCAGAAGATTACTTATACTAGAATTATAGAATGATATATACATTATGAAGACATTTAACAAATACTTATTGGAAGAGAAAGTGACTGATCAGGATATGGGTATGCTTAAAGAAGGTCTACAATCTGAATGGACTCCAGAATTAGAGGCTCAAGTAGATGAGGCTATCGATCAATTTATTGCTGAGTATGGTAATGAAGACGGTACCTTTGATATGGATCGCTTAAATGAAGAGATGACGAACGAAGGTCTTTTAGGTAGTATCTTAGGTGGTTTGACAGGTTTTGCACTTGGTAAATCAGTTGGTAAGATGATTGCTAGAGTTCTCGGTATTCAAAAGGGTATTTTTTATGATTTGTTAACTTCAAGACTTGTTGGCGCTGCCTTAGGTGCTAGTCTTGGTAAAAGAATGTAAATGAACTACGTTTCGGTAGACTTTTCCCTAAATTCCCCCGGTATATGTGTTTACAACGATAAGAGTAAACGATACCATTTCATCAGTTACATAAAACCTAAAACAGGTACTAAAGCTGAACAAAAACTACAGGAAGAACTTGGACTTCTTCAAGATGTAACGCTTGTTGATCAACCTGATTTTAGTAAAGAAGCTGAGGCATTTTCAAGTGCTGAACTAACTAAAGTCAAACGATATGATCGAATGGCTGATGACATTATTAATCTAATTTTACAAGAAGCCTTTGTTGGTGATGGCTTTATAATTGGGTTTGAGGGCACTTCATATGGTTCTAAGATGGGAACTAATAATATGATAGACATGGCCGCAGGTGCCGCTATTCTCAAGTTGAAGATGTTAAAGACCTTAAAGCCCGAAAACTTGGTCACAGTCGCTCCAACCACTATTAAGAAATATGCCGGTAAAGGTAATATGAACAAGCTTCAGTTGTTTGAGGCTTTTCAAAAGAATTCGACGGAAGACCTCATCTTGGCTAAAAGCCCGTTGTGGAATGTTGTGAGCGGTTTGGAAATCGGGAAGAAGATCCCGAAGCCTTTAGATGACCTTATCGATGCTTACTTCTTAGTGGCATATATGTCCAACCCCCCAGCCTAATCTTTCCTCTAGACCTAAAGACTTTAGTTATATGCACGTTCCCCCAAACTGTTTCATAATTAAATAAAAAAATTTCATTAAATAGTTTCTAGGCATGAAACATATCTTTAGTGAGATATATAATAAGTAACTAACAATGATTACAGACACAATGACAAATGACAATTTAGTCACGGTTGATTTCTTCCGTCTAAACGCCGTTCTCATAAAAATGGTGCGTACGGGACAGCTCACGAATGATGAGCGCGAAGGTCTACTGCACAAATCAGGGCTGATTAAGCTAGAAGACGGTAGATGGCAAGAATCTGACACAGCTATTTTGACATTAGTCAACGAGTAAGTGAAACATTTGTTTGGTTACGATTATAAGGATTGAAAGTAAATTTCAAGTATTAAACATTTTTAAACAATTTTAAGGTATCATGAGTGAAAATTTTGACATTTTTAACTTGGGCGTAGAAGACGTTGAAACGCATCAGCCCCAAACAACATCAGTAAGCGAGATCTACAAACCGACCGCTGACGATGGCAAAGACGGAACTTACAAAGCGTTGATTCGCTTCGTTCCAAACCCAGAGAATCCACGTAATTCTCTTATTCAAAAGTATGTACACTGGTTGACAAATTCAAGCGGTGACGGTAAATTGGTAGATTCACCATCTTCAATCGGTGAAAAGTGTCCAATTGCAGACGTATTCTGGAAGTTGCGTAAAAGCGACTCAGCTGTAGACCGTAAGGCTTCAGAAAAACTTAAGAGACGTCAGCAGTACTATTCTCTAATCAAAATCATTAAAGATCCACAAAATCCAGAATTGGAAGGTAAGTACATGGTCTTTAAGTTTGGTTACAAGATTAAAGAGAAGATCGACGCTGAGTTGAAGCCAGACTTCGGTGAGCCAACACAAGTATTTGACCTTTTCGAAGGTAAGAACTTTGAGTTGATCATCACTCGTCAAGGTGAATACAACAACTATGACAAATCTAAATTCTCAGCTAGCAAATCAGCTATCTTAATCGGTGAAACTCCAGCAGAGCGTAGCAAAGAATCAATGGCTACAATCAAAGAAGAACTTGATGCTGCACCTTCATTGGCAAATTACGATTACAAAGCTTGGGACGAGGATACTCGTGCATTCGTAAACGATGTACTTCGTATGTACCTCAATCCAGGTGATTCAATCGCTGCAGTAACAAGTGCACCAAAAACTGCACCTAAAAAAGAAGCAGTAGCTGCGACAACTGTAGTTGAGAAAGAGGCCTCTTCAACAGAATCTTCAACTTCATCAAGCGTTTCAAGTGACGATGATCTAGATTCTTTCTTGAATGACCTCGACATCTAATATAAAACTAACAGAGGAGCTTAAGGATAAAATTCGAGTTGCACTTAAACAAGTAGTACAACAAGAACATACAAATCCAAATAAGCAATCACTAAAGGACATGCATGGGCGAATAACCCTTGCATGTCCCTATTGTGGTGATTCCCATAAAGACGACACTAAAAAACGTGGCAATATCTTTTGGGATACCCTACAGTATCACTGTTACAACTGTAGTTACCACACAAATCTCCACTCTTTTTTAAAGGATCATCAAATTAGGTTCTCGACTGGTGAGGATACCTTTACAATTATTGATTACATTCAACAAAACAAAATTGAAGTTAGTAGCGAAAGCGTTCTACAGCCAACTGTTTTTGAGAAGGTACAAAAATATGCGATTGATATTGAAACTTTTAAAGCTAAGTTTAAAGCTAAGCCTATAGAACCTGGAGATTGGATCTGGTTTCAACTTAAAGATCGTCTTTTACACCATAAAGTAGATGAGTTTTTATATTCAGCCAAAGAGCATCGTTTATGGATTCTTAACTTTGGTGCAGAAGGTAAAATTATTGGAGCACAAACACGTAGAATGAAAGGATACGGTCAGCGATACTTGTCGTATGATTTACCTAAACTCTACGAAGAAATGGGTCAACCTCTTGAAATATCAGAAGATGAGCTTAATAGTATTACAAAGATCTCAACTCTTTTTGGTATTATGCACATCAACTTTCAAAGGCCAGTGACACTATTTGAAGGACCATTAGATGCTAAATTTATGCATAACTCATTGGCACTTTCAACGGCTGGTCGCTCAACTGAGGAGTTTGACGAAATCGAGACCGTTAGATATATGTTTGATAATGATAAAACGGGTAAAGCTAAAATGACTGAGAAACTTAAGCGTGGCCGACCTGTCTTTATGTGGTCTAAGTTCTTACAAGAAAATGGGTTAGATAAATATAATATCAAAGATCTAAATGACTTGATGATTAAGTGTTATGAATTAAAATCAGATGCTTATAAGAAGATTAATGATTATTTCACTTCAAGTAAATTAGATCTATGGTACGTATAGAAGATTTAACAGTTATGGTTGAAAAGGACTTAGATGATTTTTACAATGACAGAGACAGATTTAAGGGTCTGAAAATGTTGGTTGACTTTGATAGTATTGATCTCGAGGCTAATACTCCTGAAATGAAAATGGGTAAGCCTAAGTTTAAGAAGCGTGAGATTATTTCAAAGCATATCAAACCAAACCCTAATAAGAAGTCACTGTTTTAAAAGATATAAATGAGTAACGAGAAAATACTTGAGCTTGATAATAAGCTCACTGCGCAAAGGACCACTTGGTCTAACAACATAAAGGAACTGGCTCAAAGTCTTAAACATATTAACGGTATGGAAGAGACTATAGCCGGGATTTTGTCTTCACGTCAAACAATGGTTGATCAAATGGCATATCTTAATACAAAAATTAAGGAGCAAAAAAATGCGATCAATGCAAGGTGGCGAGAAGCCTATATTAGGTATTATGAATACGACTATAAACTAGGTGAAAAACAAAAAGAAAGGTTTATAGAAAACGATCTTGTTCAAGAAAATACCAGACTAGCTCTCTTAGAAAATCAAGTTGAATTTATGAGAGAATCGGTAAAGACTCTAGATAACATGGGCTTTGCCGTCAGAAACAGATTGGCAATAAAAGATCTGTAAGCTGAAAATAAAAAAGCCCGCAAAAATGTGGAGCTTAGTTTGACAGAAAATAAACAGTTGCTAAGAATTGACGATGCAACTGAGATGGAGCTTGAGCAGCTTAACATTTCTCTGAACAGGCGGATTGAATCTTGGCGATTTAACCCACTTGTGAAGAAGGGTTTATGGGACGGTTACATCTCCTACATTAAGGATGACAAATGGATTCCTTCTGGTCTTTGGCGAGAAGTGATGAACATTTGCAAAGAATATAATTATGAACTCAAGTTAAGTGGCATCACTGAGCTATTTGACACTGTGATCAATCAAGAAAAGTTTACTCAATGGGCATTGGACTTCTTTGAAAAGTCTGAGATTACACCAAGAGACTATCAAATTGATGCTGCTTTTAACATCTTAAAATTTAAGAGGTGTTTGAGCGAATTGGCGACTTCAGCAGGTAAAACGTTAATTTCTTTCCTTACAGTCGCATATATATTAGAACAGAAGAAAGCTGAACGCATTCTGTTTATCGTACCTAACGTATCGCTTGTTGTACAAGCCAGTGAGGATTTCTTAGACTACAATTACAGAAATCAAGTCGACATTAAGGTACAACAAATTTATAGTGGCCAAAAGATCAGAGCGGGTCGCAACGTAGTAATTGGTACTTATCAATCTCTGGTCAAAAAAGACAAAGCCTATTTTGAACAGTTTGACGCTGTTATTATTGACGAAACACATAAAGCTAAATCGCAATCGATCAAGACCATCCTTCAGAAATGCGTCAATGCCGATTATCGTTATGGTTTATCAGGTACAATCCCAAAGCCCGGCACACTAGATCGATTAACTCTAATGGCCTACACTGGCCCCGTGATTACTGAGGTTTCAGCTAATTTCTTACAAAATGAAGGACACATTGCTAAATGTAAAGTAAAAGTAATTAAGATGGATTATGCTCCACAAAGTACTAAAGATGCATTTAGAGAAATGTCACAAAACAGATATGAAAGCAAAGACGTATTTAAGTTCGAACAAAACTATATCATCAATTCGCCAGGCCGTCTCAACTTCGTTACTAACGTTATTTCCAGAGTACGAGGCAATAGTCTTGTTCTTTTCCACAGGATTGAACACGGTAAAAAGTTATACGAAACGCTTAGACAAGAAAGTAATAAGCGTGTATTTTATGTTGATGGTGGAACTGACAAAGACATTCGCGAAGAATACAAAAAGAAGATGGAAGCCGGCGAAGAAGTCGTAATTGTGGCCAGTTATGGTACCTTCTCAACGGGTATTTCTATTAAGAAGATTCACAACATTTTCTTTACTGAATCATTCAAATCAGAGGTGATTATTCGTCAATCAATTGGCCGTGGATTGAGACAACATGCATCAAAAGATGCGGTAAACATTATTGATTTTGTAGACGATTTAAGCTCATCAGATTGGGATAATTACCTAATTAGACATGCTAAAGCTCGCCAAGCCATCTATAGAGAGCAAAAGTTCTCGTTTGATGTAAAAAATGTCAGTTTTGAAGGAGATATATAATAATAAGATAATCAAATTAAAACAAATATAGATTACAGATGGAAAAATTAAAGTCATTCGAGCAATTCGTT